AGAAAGTCAACCGAAGCATCGGCATTACGGTGCAACCGACATATTATAGAGATAGACTCCATGATGCCGCCACCGGCACCGAGGACACCAAGCAGGAGGTGCTGACGAAGGACTTTAATATGTGGCAGCAGGGAAGGATAACGACGTGGATGAAGGGCGACCGCATAAGGCCGCTTCAGATAGCCCGCCGCATCACCGATTGCAAGATGGTGGAGGGCTGGCAGAAGGTGTACTGCGGACTCGACTTCTCGCACGGCGACGACCTCTTCGCCATGACATTCCTCGCGGTGAACTACAAGGCGCAACAAAGCAGCGACATCTTTTTTGCCGACACCATCGCGTGGGTGCTCGAAGATGTAATGAAGGACAGCCCCAACCGTCCGCTGTATGAGCAGTGGATTGAGCAAGGCTGGCTGCGCAAGGCCCCTGGTGAGGTGTTCGACTCGATGCACGCCATCAACGAACTCGCGGCCATCGTGGAGCAGGGCATCAACATCGTGTCCTTCGGCTACGACCCCGCACAGAGCATCCAGCCCATCAACCAACTCAAAGCGTGGCTTCAGACGCTGTTCCAAAAACGGCAGGACGTGTCGGCGGCAGAGATCGCCAAGATGATTCAGAAGATGGTCGTGCCCGTGCCTCAGACCATGATGGTGCAGAACCCGCGCATATTGGAAATCGAAGAGATGATCAAGCGCAACGACCCGTTTATCTCGTTCAGCGAGAGTCCCCTGTGGCCCTGGTGCTTCGGCAACTGCGCCGTGGAGGTCAACGACTCCACCAACCTGCGCCGCATCACCAAGGGCGGCCCCGCACCCAGCCACAAAATCGACCCGATACATGCCCTCATGGATGCCGTCTATCTGTTTGACTTGGATGAAGGCAGGGTGGAGCAGTAGAACTTTCCAATATTAAAAGAATTGACAAGAAATTGAAAGCTATGACAGATGAAAACAAAAAGAAAATCTATGAGGCAGCAAGGAATGTTTGCCTTGTTGCTGTCAGCGGATTTGACGCTGAGATAGACGAAGACAACTTTGAGAAGATAGTAGATGAAGAACTCATCGACGTTATCGACCAAATAATTGAAAAACGATAAAAGATTAGGAACTATGAAAGTATTATTGGAAATCCCAAACAAATTTGTTGAATATGCCAAGGTGATCATCCTCGGCGCGTGTACCAAAGCGGAAGATGAGCAAGCGGCCATCGAAATTGCCGAGAAAGTGAAGACGATGGAAGAGCCAATCTTTATCGACATTGCCGACATTTACGACACAGAATCAAGTACCGAAGCCGCTCAGTATTCACATTTCAATATTGCTCTGGCCGCTGCTGCCATGCACGCAAAGTTAAAGAAAACAAAGGTATGAGCAAAGAATCATTAGACGAGGCGATGCGCGAGTTTGAAAAGGCTTGCGATGAGCATATTGCGAGGTATGGACGGAATGCGAAGGTGTATCTTTCCGGGGCGATGAGCCATGTGCCACGAAAGATAGCCGAAAAGATTCCCTCTGTCACGTTTCCATCTGGCGGTTTCGTGCCACCGTATGACGCTCCGAAGGTAGGCGTGGCGCAAATGCAAGGTGGTGAGACCGTGTTGCCGAAGACTGACATACTGAAGAAGTTTGGCACTTCCAAAGTGGAGCCGATAGACTTAGGCCGAATCGACATCGCGTCAAAAAAATGCTTCATTTGACATTCTTACATATCTTGCAAAGAAAGCAGAAGGACTTCAATGGAAAGATTAAAAACAAAAGGAACTATGAGCAAAGCGACATTATTAGGAATCGCCACACAACCGAAATATGACTATAACGACGTGTGGCAAGGTGCCGACATCATGGCCGACATTGAAGTTGAAACTCCAGACACACAGCCAGGAGTGACGGACGTGATTCGGTGCGGTATCAAAATCGAACTTACTCTGAGGATAGCGAACCTTATCAAAGAGTATGGCTACGATGAACAATGGGAAGACTACATTATGAAGCGTGTCGGCTCATGCCTTGGTGCAATGAAGAAACGCTTTGAAGGTACGGAGAAAGATGCTGACAACATCTATCATGTAATACGTTTGAAGTTGCCGCGATTCATCCGAAAGGCTATTAAGCGTGTCTATTATAGCCAAAAAATGGAAACGGGCGAGATATTTGAAAGTGACAAAAGAATTTGAAATAAAAGAAACTATGACAGACGAAGAGAAAGTTAAATTGGTGGCGGAGGTCATTCAAGGCTTCGACTTTGAAAAGACACGAAAAATGATGATGCCATCAAAGGCAAAAGTAAGCATTGACGAATTGAAGGTTATTTCCAGAAATCTTCTGTTTATGTGTCTTGAACATCAAGACCGCGAGTTCTGGTGGGCTGGCGGTATGCACCGTGGCGGGCTGTGCGCTTGCTATGATGACAAGTGGGGACTATCACTCAACTACATCGCAGTTGCAAAAAAAGTACGAATATCAAAAGATTAGGAATTATGATTATCATTAAGACAACCAATGGAGAACGCTTCATCAATGAGGCGGAAACGATACAAGTGAGCTACAAAAAAGACAAGGCAGAGGTGGAAGTATGGCCGTCGAAGTGGGGCAACCAACCGCATCAGCTACAAAACTTCATCATCGAACATGTGGAATCGGTTATCTATACGAATGCGGATCAGACGGTCAAGTACGAGGATCGGTTGGAGTGGAGCATGAACTTACAATCAAAGTATATATCAATATATGATGAGTACATCGGAATGCAAAATGAAATCGCGCGACTGCGTGCAAAGTTGCGCGACTACGGTTGTGAGTTGTAAGTAAACCCCTGACGAGGTTTTGAAAGTATAGTGTTTAACCCCTAAACAAGATTAGATTATGAGCAAGAAAGTATTTGCATTGGTCTCCGGCATCGTGGGTGCCTTGCAGACCGCTGGTGTGGCGATCGTTACCTACACCGCACCTGAAAATGCCACGGCAATCAATTCAGCCATCGTTGTGGTTGGTGCTGCCATCATCGAGGTATGCACGAAGTTCGTAAAACCTGAGTAGTATGAAACGACTCGACTCTTTAGAAGCCTCTTACCGCTGTTGTTGGTGGGGCTTCTGGCTTTTTATCGCACTCTTGGCGGTCGGCTGGCTGACGAGTTGTACCACGACGCGGGTGGTGGAGAACTCCCACTCATTCTATGAGTCGGACAGCACGCAAATCCAACGGATGATCGACACCCGCATGAGGTCTATACAGCAGCAGATGGACTCTGCCTGGAGCGAGCGCGTGAATCAATACGTGTCGCAACAGCAGCAGTCGGAGCAGCAGCACGAGGTGATCACGGAGACTGTAACTACAACGCTCGACTCGCTCGGTCGTGAAATACGACAGGAGCAGCGCACCATCTCTCGTGACATCACCCGTGAACAGCAGGTCATAGAGCAGCGGCTGACGCGCGAGTTTGAGTCGCGCCTACACTCGGCAATCTCTGAACTCGATAGCAGCTGGCAGTCGCGCTACGACTCCATCCAGTCGAGTATGGTTCGCGAAGACTCTACCAGCATGGAGAAGACACCTGTCAGCGGCAGTGGTCTCAGCTGGTGGCAGCAGGCGCGGATTCACTTGGCGAACATTCTACTTTACGGGTTGGTGATCGTTGGCATTATCCTGCTCGGAAAGTGGCATTTGAAGAAACTCAAGCCGTGAGGCTTCACGCCCTGCCCGTGAGGGTCGGCACTGTTTTTGAATAAAATAAAGATTAACATGCCCGATGGTCGAGCCGTAATACTTGCGTACAATCTTTATACGACCATCGGGCTTATCAATTTCCCGACTTCGAGAAATTGATAGTAAACCCTAAACCCGTTTTTGCATGATTTATAAAGTTTGATAAATCAAGTAAAAATGGAAATTACATTAGATTCAATCATCGGCATCCTCGGACTGCTATTCGGTGGCGGTGCGTTGGGTGGCATCTTTACATGGCGTTGGCAGCGGAAGAAAGCCAAAGCCGAGGCACAGACGGAAGAGGTGAACATGGCGAAGGCCGTGCAGGACACTTACCAACAGATGCTTCAGGACAAAGAGGCTGATCTGGAAGACCGTAAAAAGGTCATCGCCGAGTTGCGCGAGGAGCGCGATCACTACAAGCAGGATCGCAACGAACTGCGCGATCGCCTGGATAAGACCGACAAAACCGTGCGCGACCTACAGCGAGAGGTGGCCCGCAACGGCAGAATGGTGGAGAGTATGCGCCCTTTTTTGTGTTACGACACCAAGTGCAAAAAGCGCGTCCGCGTGGCACAATCTGCGACCGAGGCAACTGACTGTCCTGAAAAGCACGACATAGAACCCGAAAACGAAATTTAGCCTATGGAGACCAACATCACTATGCACTTCACAATCGAAGAACTCTACGCCTCGAAGACCGCCAATGACAAGGGCATCAACAATAAACCATCCGTGCGCGAGATGGTGAACCTCGTATATCTTGCAGCCTACGTGCTGGAGCCCTTGCGAAAGGCGATGGGCAAGCCTATCATTATCAGCAGCGGATTCCGTTGTGAGCGTCTAAACAAAGCCGTGGGTGGTGTGAGTAACTCGCAGCACATGAAGGGGCAGGCCGCTGACATCGACATACAAGGCGACATGGCATTTGGTAAAAAGATATTCGAGTATATCCGCAACCATCTGCCATTCGACCAACTTATCTGGGAGCACAGCAAGAGCGGCACCTACTGGGTGCATGTATCGTTTGTCTATCCCGACTTTGGCAAGAACCGCAAGAAGGTTATCAACGATCTGCTGAAGAAGTAATCCCCCGACGACAAAATGCGCGAATATAAAAAGTATCAGATATGGCAGAATTAAACATTTTCCAACAGGGTGACAAGGTTAAATTTATCGTCACCTCGCAGAACAAGAATCTTGACATGGAGGCGTGCGACTTCTATGTGGAGCTTATCTATGGAATGCGACGAGATAAAGTCATCATTCAGAAAAAAGATTTTCTCTATGGTACGGATGGGGAGTATGTGATGATCGTCGATACCTCGAAGATGGTCGGAAAGCTGGTGTCTCGGTTCGTATGGTATGCCATCGACACAGATTGCGACCCCGACAACCGCCGTCAGGAAGTGGACGAGCAGATTGTCGGTTTCGTGGCCGCTACCCCGTGCCCGCAACTCATCATCTGTGAGAAGTGCAGCAGCGAGGGGCATGACGTGCGCTATGAACTGACTGACGAGCCCGACATCGCAGCGAAGTATCTCAGACTGGTGGCAACAGAGAACGTCGTACCAGAAAAGGGTGACCCGTACACCATCTACCGTCCGCTCGTCACCCGCAACGATGAGTATATCTATGTGCTTCGTGAGAGTGTCAACGCACTGGCCGAGGATATTGCAAATGCAAACAGTAATAACTAAAAAGAATAAGAATCATGGCAGATTACAGACTTACACAATCAGGCGACGAAGTTCAGGAGATTCTGAACAACTCAACCCCCCAGGTGGACTTGAACGCCGAAACCGAACGTGCTACTGATGCCGAGCATCAGTTGCAGAACAACATCAACAGCGAGGCGCAAACCCGCCAGCAGGCCGACACCACGCTTCAGCAGCACATCGACGCGGAGGCATTGACCCGCCAACAGGCCGACACAGCCTTGCAGCAGTTCATCCGGCAGGTACAAGGATCGCTCATTAATTATTATCTGAAAACAGAGACCTATTCGGCTACTGAGATTAATGCGATGCTTGCAGCCATCAAACAGTTCCGCTATCAGGTGGTGGATCAGTTGCCCACACCGTCAGCCGAGACGATGGGCATTATCTATTTGGTTCCTTCGGCTCATGCCGTGAGCGGAAACATCAAGGATGAGTATATCACCCTGACCCGCGACGAGGGCTCTGGCATCATCTACTACTTCGAGCAGATCGGTGAGACCGCCATCGACCTGTCGAACTATTATACCAAGGCTCAGACCAATGCTGAGATCAGCGCGGCCATCAATACCGCCATCGCATCTTATTACACTAAGAGCGAGGTGGATGCGCTCATCGCTAATTTCATTACCGCATCGACAACAAATCTGGTGAACTACTATTTGAAGTCGGAGACCTACACCCAGGCGGAAATTCAGCAGCTCATCGCCGCGATTAAGCAGTTCCGCTATCAGAGTGTGACGGAGTTGCCGACGGCATCTGCCGACACGATGGGCATCATTTATTTGGTACCGTCCACCAATCCGCAGCAGCAGAATGTGAAAGACGAGTTTATCACCATCAGCGCAACAGACCAAGGCACCACCACGTACAGTTGGGAACAGATCGGCTCAACAGAGATTGATCTGAGCGGTTATTACACCAGCCAACAGACTGACGCTGCCATCGCTTCTGCACTCGCCAATTACTCAACGACCGAGCAGATGACCGCTGCCATCGTGCAAGCCCTTCTGTCGTATTACACCAAGCAGCAGGTGGATGCGCTCATTGCGAATTTTATTACGGCATCTGTGGACAATCTCGTGAATTATTACCTGAAGAGTGAGACATTCACGAAGAGCGAAGTCAATGCTCTCATCGCAGCCGTGCAGCAGTTCATTTATGTGAGCGTGGCTGAATTGCCGACGGCATCCGCCGACACCATGAATAAGATTTATCTCGTGCCGAGCACCAACCCGCAGACCAAGAATGTGAAGGATGAGTTTATCACCATCGCTGTGACAGATCAGGGCACGACTACCTATTCTTGGGAGCAGATTGGCTCGACCACCATCGATTTGAGTGGGTATTATACCAGCGCACAAACCGACGCTGCCATCAACACCGCACTGTCGGCATATAGCACCACAAGTCAGATGAACGCAGCCATCGCCGCTGCCATTGCAAACTTCTATACTAAACAAGAGGTGGATGCGCTGATTGCGAACTTCATCACACCATCGACACAGAATCTGGTGTATTATTATCTGAAGTCCGAGACATTCACAAAGGCAGAAGTGAACCAGTTGATTGATGCCGTAAAGCAATTCCAGTACCAGAGCGTCAGTGTACTGCCTACAGCCAGCGCACAGACCATGAACATTATATACTTGGTGCCTGGTCAGTCGCCCACTTCTCAGAACGTGAAGGACGAATACATCACCATCGCCACGACCAACGAGATGCAGGAGACGGTCTATTCATGGGAGAAGATTGGAACCACCGAGATCGACTTGTCGAACTATTACACTAAGTCGCAGACCGACGCGGCCATCACAGCCGCGCTGAACGCTGCTCTGGACAACTACTCGACCACCCAGCAGATGACCGCAGCCATTGCCGCTGCACTCGCATCTTATTACACTAAGAGCGAGGTGGATGCGCTGATTGCTGATTTCATTACTAAGTCGGTGAACGATCTCACGTACTATTACTTGAAGAGCGAGACATTCACGAAAAGCGAGGTCAATGCTCTCATCGCAGCCGTGCAGCAGTTCCAGTACCAAAGCGTGGCAGAGTTGCCGACGGCTTCTGCGGATACGATGAATAAGATTTATCTCGTGCCTTCGACGAACCCGCAGACCAAGAATGTGAAGGATGAGTTTATCACCATCAGCGCAACCGACCAAGGTACTACCACCTATTCGTGGGAGCAGATTGGCTCGACCACCATCGATTTGAGTGGGTATTATACAAGCACCCAGACAGATGCAGCCATCAACACCGCGCTGTCGGCATATAGCACCACCAGTCAGATGAACGCAGCCATTGCCGCTGCCGTGGCATCATACTACACGAAGAGCGAGGTGGATGCGCTGATTGCGAACTTCATTACTGCATCGACACAGAATCTGGTTTACTATTATCTCAAATCTGAGACCTTCACTAAGGCAGAGGTGAACCAGTTGATCGCAGCCGTGAAACAATTCACATACGAGGCTGTCAGTGTCCTGCCGACGGCCAGCGCATCGACGGTTGGTAAGATATACCTTGTACCAAGTGCAAACCCAAGCGCACAAAACGTCAAAGATGAATATATTACACTGACTGTTACAGAGGAAGAGACGACCACCTATTCATGGGAGAAAATCGGCACCACACAAGTTGATTTATCGAATTATTACACCAAGTCACAGACCGATTCAGCCATCACCACTACCCTGAATACGGCCCTCGCTGACTATTCGACGACATCACAGGTATCTGTGCTCATATCAACGGCTGTCGCCGCTGCCCTTGGTAACTTCTACACCAAGGCAGAGGTGAATGCGCTGACAGCAGACTTCATCACAGCCAGCGTGAACAATCTCGTGAATTATTACTTAAAGAGTGAGACCTACACCCAGGCGGAGGTACAGCAGCTCATCGCAGCCGTGAAGCAGTTCCGCTATCAGGTTGCATCAACACTTCCGACGGCGACTGCTCAGACGATGGGCATCATTTATTTGATACCTTCAACAAATCCTACCACCCAGAACGTAAAGGACGAGTTCATTACTGTCGAGTCGACAAACGATCAGGACGAGACCGTTTACGCTTGGGAACAGATAGGAACGACCACCGTTGACCTGAGTGGGTATTATACCAGCAGTCAGACAGACAATGCCATCAGCGCAGCACTTACCGCTGCCCTCGCTGACTATTCGACGACCACTCAGATGGGCGATGCGATCACCTTGGCCCTGGCTGACTACTACACCAAAACGCAGGTTGACAACATGTTGGCATCTGCTGGCGGACACCCGTACTATGCCACATGCTCGACCGCAGGTGGAACAGCCGCAAAGACCGTATCTATTACGGGCTTCACATTGAAGGAAGGCGCAGAGGTCAGCATTCTGTTTTCTAACGGCTTTACAGCGACATCACCCACATTGAATATCAACGATGGTGGTGCGAAGGCTATTAAACTGCAAGGTCAGGCACTGGCACCATGGATGGTTGGTAACAACAATATCGTCACCATGCTCTACAACGGCACTGACTGGGATGTTACTAACATCATGAGTCTTACACAGGGTTCCGACTCCGACGATTTCGTCGATCTCGGACTGCCTTCTGGAACGAAGTGGGCAAAAGCCAACCTCGGAGGAACCAACCCGCAGGATTTGGGTCAGTATTTCTCATGGGGTAACGTCACAGGACACGCCAAAGATAGTGGATATGATTTCTCACAGACCACCTACAACGGAACAACAGGTGCTGGACTGATGGGAGGACTCTCGACCAGTTCATCTTATGATGCCGCAAGAAACATCAAGGGCTATCCTTGGCGCATCCCGACATATGATGACTTCCTTGAGTTGCTTTCATATTGTCGTGCACAGTGGACTACGGTCAGCGGACAGGCAGGTATGAGATTCACATCTAACATCAACGGTAATTCTATTTTCTTGCCAGCCGCAGGCAGCTACAATGGTACTACGCTTCAGAATCTCGGCACGAACGGCTTCTACTGGGCCGCTACGCTCAGTAGTGCCACGAATGCTTACTACCTGAACTTCTACTCGACGAACGCGTACATGCACAGCAACGCCAGGTATTTCGGAATGCCCGTCAGGGCGGTGCAGTAACTTGTCTTTTCAATAAAAGACAAAGCTCTTACAGCCATGCCGCGCGAAAAACGCGCCGACAGGCGCGGCGCGGCAAGGCAGGAAGAGCGTTACAGTTAGGGTGATTTTGGCTTTACATATATTAAATATTAAAGAAAATGGCAAAACTCGCAGATATTCTCTTCATCGAGCGCGAACGTACGGAAAAGGAAAGATGGAACGAGATACACCTGTTCACGACGGGCGGTTTCTATTCCGCATACGAATGGAGCGCGTGGCTCACTTCGGTTATATCCTATAATGACGAGGTGCGCAAGCAGTCGAAAGACCGTATGCCGCTGGCCGTATCGCGCAACCCCATAGCCTCCAGCGAGGGAGACACATTCTGTCGGGTAGGATTTCCGATCAAGTCCGTGGCGAAGTTCATTCCAACATATACGGATTTCAAAATCCTCGACGACAGCCACATTATCATTACCATATCACTCCCAACACCTACCGACGGCTCGGATATCACCTACGAGCGACTTGAGAAGGCATTCAATGAATGGAAGGAATCGCAGCCCATCAAGCAGCCGAAGGAAAGGAAGCCTCCCGATAAACAGAAAACAACGGTCTGCGCCAGCCATACCGATACCGCTATCGCCGTAAACGTGAAAGGCGGTATCATCACGCAGATCATGCAATATCCGCTCAGTGACAGGACTGCGATGGAGAACTTCGACTTTATCAAGTCACTGCAACAGCAGATAGCATCTATCATTTAATCAATATTTCAAGTACAAAAATCATTCAAAAAACAACGGTTCAAACGTCAGGAAAAGACAAGTTCATAGGTTGCTCGTCATACCTCCGTGGGAGGCGTGAAAAAACAAAGACACTCGACGGCTTACGCTTCAGTATTCCATCATGATAGTCGTATCAGGTAGCAACCGACACATCATACCATAGTGTTTAATTCGTCTCAGGCAGCGTTGCCAGCCGCAGGCAACTACAATGGTACTACGCTTCAGAATCTTGGCACGAACGGCAACTACTGGGCCGCTACGCTCAATAATGCCACGAATGCTTACAACCTGAACTTCAACTCGACGAACGCGAACATGAACAACAACGCCAGGTATAACGGAATGCCCGTCAGGGCGGTGCAGCACTCGTCGGAGTATTGACCTACGAACCACAGACAGAAAGCACATGGAAGCAACAGGGTATCACATCTCTCGCAAGCAACTGCTGTTCGACCTTCATCTCGCCTACTATTACGCAGCCCGTCACAAGCAGAAGATGAGCTACGTGGTGAAATTCAAGCGCAATCTGAAGGAGAACCTGGAGCAACTCTGCGACGACCTGATGACAAGGAGATACAAGCCACTGCCTTCCAAGTGCTTTCGTCATAGATTATCCGAAGAAGCGCGAGGTGTTCGCCGCGATGTTCAGGGACAGGATTGTGCATCACTTATACTTCATATATACACATCAACTATTTGAACGCACCTTTATTGCCGACTCTTATTCTTGTATCATAGGCCGTGGCACTCACTACGGCATCAACCGCCTGCGCCAGCATATCCGTCAGGAGAGCCAGAACTGGACGCAGCCCTGCTATGCCATGAACCTTGACATTCGCGGCTACTTCATGCACATCAACCGTGATCGGCTGCTGAAGATAGCGACGGCATCACTCACGAAGATGGCGACACATAAGGTGGGGCTCTCCGACGACGTGATGATACCAGCAGGCGTGATCCTGACAAAGCACACCACCTGGGCCGACATCCGCGACATGTCGCTCATCCTGTGGCTCACGGAACAGATCATCATGCTCGACCCGATGGAGGACTGCATCATCGTGGGCGACGAGAGCGACTGGGACGGCATCGACCATGCGAAGTGCATGCGCTACGTGGAACCAGGGCTCGGACTACCCATCGGCAACCTCACCAGTCAGCTCTACTCAAATGTCTATCTCAATGAGTTCGACCAGTTCGTGAAGCGTGAGCTACTGGCACGCCATTACGGGCGTTATGTCGATGACTCCACGATCGTGAACGCCAGCCACGAATGGCTGCTTGGGCAGGTGCCGACGCTCCGTGAGTTTCTGTATTACGGACTGTCGTTGGAACTCCACATGGGCAAGCTCCACATCCGCGAGGTCAGTCAGGGTGTGGAGTTCCTCGGAGCCTTCATCAAACCCTACCGCGACTATGTGTCGAACAAGACGCTCGGCAGGATCATCCGCAACGTGCAGCAGCTCGACCTCCGCGACTTCCGACACATGCACGCAACGATGCAATCCTATCAGGGATTCCTGAAGCACACGGCATCGCGCAACATCATGCGGGAGATGGCGGTAAACCCCAGCCTACATTTCGACTTAGATATATAAGGTACAAAATTATAAAAACATCAGGCATATGACAAACAAGATCAACGGCTTCAGTGCAGACTTCGCACTCGCCAAGAAAGAAGGCTCACGCATCATCGTGGGCTATGAGAAGACAGACATCGAGGGCACTGCCCTCGCCATGTGGTTCGAGGTGTATTTCCACCAGAGCGTGCCAACGCTCCAGCAAGTGAAGGATGCCATCTTTGCCGACATCAACTCGCAGACCGACGAGGAAATCCTCTGCGGATTTGACTACACCATCCAGCACGGCAGCGACCAGGGCAAGCAGGTGAAGGTGTGGCTGTCGGAGGCCAACCAGACAGACATCGACCGCCTCGCCAACGCGTCGGGAGTCACATTCCCCGTCCGTCACAAGGTGGCGGAGGACGGCGTGGGCAACGCTATCTATGAGGAGTTCCAGAACGCCACGGAAATGAAGTCGCTTAGCGACAGCTTCACCATCTATATCCATCAGTGTCAGGAGTCTGGTTGGCAGCGCAAGGATGCCTTCGACTGGCAGGCCTATCAGCAGGCCCTCGACGCACTCACACCGACGACATAATCTTACGTTATTTATATATATCACAGTTAGTAGTTTTTTCATAGTTTAGCATTAATTTTTGAAGTTACAATTTTTAGGTTTTTAGTTATTGGAAATTCAGTCTATTTTTTTTGATTGCGAAAATTAGAAAAATGAAAGTAATGGTTAGAAGATTGTTTGGGCTTGCAGCGGCGAGCCCTTTTTTCCATTTTACGGTTCCTGAGACTGCCGCGCTCGACCTATGGTCGCTTGCTACCAACGGGACGCAAGAAGGATGGTAAACCCGTAACCGATTTTTGCCCGATTAGTGACAGCCCACTAATCGGGTTTTTGTTTTTATGGCTGACACAGGTACAATCGAAATCAAAGGACTCGACGAGCGCATCAAGCAGTTCGGTGAAGCGTCCACGAAGAACCCCATGATGCGGAAACGTATCAATGAGGTGATCCGTGCGATGATGAAGGATGTGCGCAAACGGCTTCAGAGCGATGCGCAGAGCGGACTACAGATGAAGGAAGACCCGCGCAAGGCTTACAAAGCCGTGAAGATGGCCGTGTACCGCAAAATCTTCGGTGGTAACGTCAGCCTTTATTCTCCGAGGAAGGCAGGCACGATGCGCTACTATGAGCCACCGCGTCACCCATCGCGTCGAGGCGGTAACCGCATGAAGCAGTCAGAACGCACCCGCGACATGATGAGTTACACAGGTGGCGACCGCTGGATGGTGTTGCAGTGGCTCAACAACGGCACGAAGGAAAGATACAGCGGCAACGGACGCAACGGAAAGACCGATGCACAGCGAAACGCCTTCATTGAGCGCACTGGCGGACGAGGCAAGCGTGGCAGCATAGCACCGCGCAACTGGTTCGGTCCCAAGTCCTCTCAGGAACTTATGGCAGCAGCAGCCAACCTCGACAAGATGATCGACGACATCGTAGCAGGAATATTGTATTAAACAACGACATATATGGGAGACGTAATTACCAGGTTTAAACTCGAAACGACGCAGTTTGACTCCAAGCTGAGAGATGAAGCCAAACGCCTGAGTGACTTGACAAACCAACTATCACTGGCAGGAAAGGACTTTAATAGGTTCGCACAACAGCACGTGGAGACTGCCCGTTCATTCGGTCAGGTATCGAGTGGAGCAACCAATCTAAAAGATAAACTAAGGGATTTGGTCGGCGCATACAACCAAGTGGCCAAGGCATACAATGCCATGACCAAAGAGCAGCAGCAGACAGACTATGGTAAGGCACTGGCAGAAAGTCTTCAGAAGTTACAGGGCGACATCCGTCAGACTAAGGAAGAAATGAACGCTATGCCTGGTGTACTCGACAAACTGACAGACAGATTCACCGTAAATATAGATGCCATCAAGTTGTTCAATGTCGGGCTGCAAGCAGCTGAAGGTGCGTTGAAGGTGGCAAAGGATGCGTTCTTTGCATCAGAGGCAAACGTGGACGAGTGGGGTAGAATCGTACAATCAAGCAAGAGTATCTATGAAGGATTCCTGACTGCCATCAATACTGGCGACATCAGCGGTTATTTGAGCCGTATTGACGAGATTGTGAGTGCTGCCCGTGCCGCTTACAACGAATTGGACCGCCTTGGAACGATGAAGACCATCCAGGCACCAGCGATGAGCGCACAGCAGGCAGAGAACGAGCGTATGAGGATGATGATCCAGACGGGTCGTTATATCGCACCGATGGACGGTCGTAAGGCTACCATGCAGAATGGTCAATTATTGACACCCGATCAGATACGTCGTATTGAACAGATGCTTCAGGGCGGTATGCAAAAAATGGTGACACTTGTCGGTAATGAAGTGAATCAGACTGGCAAAGCCATTGATGCCCTTTACACCAGTCAGGCAAAAGACCTCGGTTTGAGTCTGAAAGAGTTCAGGAAAGGCACATCCTCAATGGCTGAGTTTGACAAGCGCATGGCAGGTTATGACCAATATCAGCAGTGGCGTGCCGCTCATACAACCATCGACCAACAAAGTGGTCGTGAAATTGTGGCGCGTGGTAATCCTTTCGCACAATATGCTAAATGGGGTTCATTTCGTGTGGATGGTGACAGATACAATCAGTTGGTGCAACTGATCCAACAGCGCAACCAACAACAATCAAGTGCATATGGTATGCAGTCGCAAGCCTACCGCGCCATCAACCGTGCAGAGGGTATCACACTCAAGGGTATTATGGGTGGCGGTGGTTCTGGTGCTGGCGGTGGTCGCGGTGGAAGTATCAAGACCGAGCAGACAGAGTTGCAGAAGAACCAGCAGACCATCAACGAACTGACACAGGAATATGTGAACATCAGTGATAATGCCAACGAAGTAACACGGGCACGTCAAGAAGAAATCAGACAGGAAATCCAATTGCTTGAACAGCGTAACAACCTGCTGAAACTCTATGCACAGCAGGCACAGGGTAAACTCCAAGGTGGCGATGTTCAGACAGAAGGGCTCGGATCGGGCAGTATATCTGGGTCATTCAAGGATATAAAGATCGAAGGTCTGAGTGAAGAAACGATGGAGAAGGTGCGAAAGGGTATGGTGCAGCTGAACGATACAGCCAGCCAGTCGGGCAAAGCGTTTGGTGTTGCTTCTGGTGCCGTTAGCGCACTTAGTAGTGCCTTGGCAGGCATCGAAGACCCAGGGGCTCGCGCAGCTGGCTTGGTGCTTCAGTCACTCGCCAGTATCGCCCTCGGCTTTGCCTCTGCTGCTGCGTCGCCACTCGTGACTGGCACGGGATGGGGCTGGCTGGCCTTTGTTGGAGCCGGACTTGCTGCCGTGGCGACGACCATCAGCACGATCCATCAGTTGACCGGTTTTGCTCAAGGTGGTATAGTAGAAGGAAATTCGTATAGCGGTGATAACATCTATGCGGGTAACGGTATGATCAACGCTGGAGAACTGGTGCTTACGAAAGCCCAGCAGGGCAACCTCGCCTCGCAACTCCAGGGCAACGGTATGCAGAACATGAACATTGCTGGGCGCATCAAGGGCACCGACATCATTCTCTCGATCGACCGCTCGCTGAAGTTGGAGGGGAAGCAACTGCTGACATGGGGACGATGAAAGGTAAAAAGGTAAAAAAGTAAAAAAGTAAAAGATATGGCAGTATTAGGAAATAATATCATCGTATTGATGAACGGGCAGGCGATCGCCGGCACGAAGAGCGATGAGTTGCAGGTGGACTGCGAGACCATCGAGATAGCCAGTGCCACGGATCAGGGGTGGTCACACAATGTCGCAGGCCGCAAGTCGTGGAGTCTGACCGTCGGCTGGCTCTTGCTGGCGAACACCGACGTGAGGAAGGCCCTGTTGGTCGGTTCCTCAGTGACCATCAAGATAAAAGGCCGTGGCGACACCGATGCCAACGGTCTCCAAGGCTCTGCGACCATCCGCACCTGTAAGATCACCGCAATCAGGGGAAATTTGGCCACTGGCTCTTTCGCTTTCGTCGGTAACGGACCTTTAACATAAGCAGATCATGGCAATCCATTGGACAGTGACATTCAAAACGCTCCGAGGTGGTAAGACGCTGACCGCCTCCGTCTATGACAACCTCTATTCAGGGCAGCCCATCGCTCTGAAGGGAGGGGCAGAGCCGTTTGTGACCAACGAGAACAACGACGACGATCCGTTCAAGGCCATCCGCACGCAGACTGGAGCCCTGAAGATCGTGGACGATGGCTATGCCCTCGACGGCACGACACCATTCAACTGGCGCGACCTGCAACCACGCAGCGACCACGACCGCCCCGTGATCCTTACTGATGAAAACGACACGATACTTTGGCAGGGATTCCTTCAGGCGCAGAACTTCAGCGGCACGCTCTACGAGGAAACCCAAGAGCGCGAGTTCCCATTGCAGTGCGCCCTCTCGATCCTCAGTTCGCAATACCCGAACACCACCGACCAAGGTATCGTGAACTTCGCCTTCCTGCTGAACTACATCTCAGCGATGGTGACGGCAGCCTCGGTGTCTGTCATCAACTTCACGGAGTTCATCATCCAGGGTGGCAGCGATGCCCAAGCATGGCTCTCGAAGAAATTCCACTGGGCGAACCTGCTCAGTGAGAACAATGAAAATGATATTGCAGCGCAATACGACCTGTTCACCTGTCTCGAAGACATGTGCAATTTCTGGGGGTGGCAGGCACGCACCGATGGCACGCGCCTCTATCTGATGTGTACCGAGGACCCCACAGAGCAAACGGCACTCATACTCACACCCGCAGACCTCTCCACGATGGCGGCGGGCTCGTTTGCCGGCACCATTGACACCGAGCCATTCATCCGTCGAGACCTGACGGGCAATATATTCGCCTCGAATGACAATGACGATATGTGGATGAACGGCCCCAGCGAGGTGAGCGTGAAGGCCGACTGCAATGAGCAGAGCAGTTCCGCAGAGTTTGCACCTCCAACCGTACAAAAAGCAATGGACGATGCCGGCAATTACTCATGGGTGTCAGGTGAGGAAGACAACACAGGCTACTTCACCACACCGATGATCAGCAGTTTCACCAGCAATGTGATGGATGGTTCTGTGTCTGGCAGTCTGTGGGCAGGATTCTGCCGACGACAGATTTACTCATCGACGGAGCAGGACAACCCCACCAAGATAGATGCCTTTGTAGTTGCATCGGATGTGGAGCCAGTTGTTCCACTCATCAGCATTCAGACCAAGCGAATGATGTCGTTCTCCAATGGCACATTGAAATTCAGCGGCTCTGTTTGGAATGGTAACGGTTGGCAGCAGTGGGACTCTGAAAATGATGACGATTACATAAAAGTTCGCATCGGAATCGGCCTCACCCGAGCCACCGCCAAGTGGTTTTATCTGGAGTGCAGTCAGCAAGGAGTCATCTCTCATGGATGGAGTAGTACAGTAAAAGAGTGCAAACTGACCGTCGGAACGGGCGACATAAAAGGTATGCTCATGCCTTATGACACCCAGACCGGATTTCTGATTTATGCCGTAACCACTTTCGACGGTATCCCTACAGAAGAAGGTATGTACGGCTATGTATTCGTGGATTTCCTTGGAATCTATTACGATGCTGCTTTCTACCCAGGAACGGGCACTCCAGGCGGTCGTTATGTCGTTGGAAACTTCAAGATTGAGTTCAGTCGTGAACATGTGGTAATCCCTGCCAATACGCAGGACTCCACACGTTTGCGTGAGGTGAAGAAAGACCGCGTGTCATCGATGGAATACTCGGCCATCAATGAGAACTCCATCAAGAACCAGCAGGACATCGACCTGATCTATGCCTCGGACAACAACATGAAGTATGGCTTTGGGCTCGTTATGAATCCCAACTTTGAGTACATGGCGACCGCCTACTACGGTGAGGCACTCCAGCATCCCGAACAGCATCTGGCAGACCGCATCGTGAACTACTGGTCAACAGCGAAGCGACTCGTGACCGCCGACCTTCAGACGCAGATCGTGGAAGCGACCGACCCCATCACGCCGTGCAGCCACCTGGTGCTCAGACAAACCCACTTCCGCACGCTCGCCATCAGTCACCAGTGGCGCGATGATGTGACCACATTAAAAATGATTCAATCGCTTATCCTGATTGAAGACGAAGAAGAATTAGAAGAAGAGGAGGTATTATAATATGGAAAGCCTGACAAGAGAAGCAATACTCCGCATGGTCGGACTGCACGACGCAGCCCACATGATGCGACAGATGAACGCCATCCAACTTTCACTGGAAGAGGAGCAAGGCAGGATGGTGGCATACTGGACGGAGATACGCAAAAGCGAGAAGGAAGTGACGCTGTTGGCAGGCCGTGTGGCGGCCAACGAGACCAGTATTGGACAACTCCAGGTGACTGCACAGCAACTCACCGCATCCGTTAGCAGTCTCACCACCACCGTCAATGGTCATACTACCTCCATCGGTCAGTTGCAGATCACCGCCAACAGCCTGACGGCATCGGTGAGCTCGCTTACCACCACCGTCAATGGCCATACCACCTCCATCGGTCAACTGACAATCACATCCGATAGCATCAGCAACCGCGTGACGGTCATTGAAGGCGACTACGTGAAAGAAGCAGAAATCTCACTGATGGTGAAGAAAGACAGTAGTGGGTACATCTCCAATGCGCTCATCAAGGCTGATATTATCGACTTCACTTTCACACAGAGCACTAATTTCAACTCCGGCGGTCAGACCGTGATGAATATCAACTCCAGCGGTGATCTGTGGATTAAAGGTGACTTAAAGGGTGGTAATATCCAAGGCGATTACACAATCGGAACACAGGGAACTAAAATGCAAATATATGTAGATGAAACGATTGGCTCTGCTCGTAGTTCTGGAATTAGAGGTGTTGATTCCAATAACTGGGAGGTTATCAGGTTAGGTATGTTGGAATATAATAATAGAGTTGAACCAAGTCTCAGACTGAATAACCCAAGTGTTGATCAGGTGTATGTACGTCCCGAATCTATTCAGTTTCAGCACGCTGTAAATACTGGCGTTACCTCAGTATTTACGATTGGATGGTCATCCACTAACAACAAGATACTTATTGGTTCACCACTTGATGCTTGGCCATCATTAAGTGAGGCATCAATTGGTCAAGTATATCTCGACAATGGTTACTTAAAAGTAAGAACATCATGAAACTGAAAGTAGTATATACAAAACACATTCCGCTAAAGGGATTCGTGGCTCTGACGCTGTGGCCTTGGATATTCGTGCGAGAAGATAAAAGCGCAAAGTTTACGCCAATGGCGAAACGCCACGAGGCGACCCACGCCCATCAGCAGGTGGAGTGTCTGTTGGTCGGTTTCCTGATCATCTATTGTCTCGAATGGATCATCAAGGATGTGTTCTGCGGATTCGACAGCGACCGCTCCTATCGCTCCATCAGTTTTGAGCAGGAGGCATACGAACACCAGGAAGAAATCTATTATAACGACGTGCGCAGGCATTTCGCCTGGCTCAGATATTTATTCACAATTAAATAAAAGGAACTATGGAACAGAAAAAAGAAGAAACAAAGTTTTTCGACTTCACAGAGGTCGAGATGGAAGTGAGCTTTGACAACGTGATGAAAGTGGACATCTCAAAGACACTCGGAAATGTCATCCACCAGAACACCGGCGACCTCGGACTGGATGAGTTAGCCCGCACCATCTACAAGGATGGAAAGGCCGACATCCCCGTGCAGTACATCCCCGCCATCATTGAGATTTTGAAGATGCCCACATCGCTCATGGCAGCCGGCGGCAAGGTGGCAATTATTAATATGTTGAAATAAAGGTTTTCATCATAGTGTTATAATTAATATTTGTTTTAGTTGAATTTTTTAGAATTAGTCATGGGGCGACGGCGGTCGCCCTTTTTTTGTTTACGGTCCCTGAGCCTGTCGAAGGGTTAGTAATCCCCGAACACCGTTTTGGCGGTATGGTAGAAGACAAAAAGAAATATCAGATATGAACGAACAGAATGAAACGGGCTTGAAGTGGCTCAACCTTGATGCCATCCACGCGCATTGCCGCATCGACTTCGCCTGCGAAGATGCAGAACTGGAGCAGTTTGGTATGGCAGCAGAACAAGCCATCCTCGACCTGACGCGGCGCACCTACGAGAACTTCATCGACACCTATGGCCGCATCCCCGATCCCATCTTCAACGCCTCGCTGTTGCTGGTGCAGAACCTCTACAACAACCGCGACGCTGCCGACAGCCAAAAGAAGGATGCCGCGCTCTACGGCTTCGACCTGTTGCTGAAGAACTACATGGTGCTGACGGGTGGCACACCGCTCGAAGTGGAGCGCGACGGGTTGCTGGATAAACTCACGGTGGTAATGACGGAGTTTGATTTTGATTTCGGTGAAATCTCCGAACCGAGCGAGGAACTGGTGGAAGCCTACGACACCCAGCGGCGTGACATGGCCGCTCTTTACAACCGCTATGCTTACATCCAAAAGCCGACGAGCTATATCTGTCAGAAGTTCCGCGAGGCCATCACCAAGGCAAAGGCAGACTGCGACGAAATCATCAACCGACAAAACGAATAGGCTATGGGATACAGTGCAGGATTTCTTCATGACATCATTCAGGTGCTCAACCGCAAGGAAGCGAAGACCAGTAAGTTTGGTATCGACGGTGGCGGTATTGAGTGGGAAAAAGGCCCGTGTCTTCACGCCAATGTGGACTATGCAAAAGGCAAGTCGGCTATGAATGCCGGTGCCCTCGATGCCTATGCGGTGAAAATTGTGCGCATGAGGTACAACGCCACAGCCGTCATCAATGAACGCTCGCGGATCAAGTTCGACGGTCGTGTGTATCAAATCATCCCCGAAATGTTCCATCCCAACCATTTCGATGACACACTGCAATTCCACATGCAGTTGATAGTAAATGAATAATAAAAATAAGGAACTATGAAAGAGAAAAGACAACCCAAATCATCAGCGGGCAAACCAAAGGCCGACAAGCCAGGAAATCCGCTGAAATTCAAAAAGACCGACGTGGTAGTGGCGATCATCCACTACAACACGCCGGAACTGACTTGCACCTGCATCGGCTCGCTGCTGAAGAACGGCGGACTATTCAAGTCGGTGAAAGACATAAAGGTGGTGGTGTTTGACAACAGCGACACGCGACCGATGGACGAACCGCCCACGAACGTTGTCCTGCTCGACAACACCAAGGGACAAATAATCGACTTTGAGAAGGAACTGGCAAAGTTCCCCGACCGCTGCCCCGAAATCGGGTGTGCCAAGGGCTGCGAGTATGGCAGCGCGAAGCACATGATGACCGTTCAAAAGTTGTGGGAACTGTTGCCCAACGGCTTCATCCTGATGGAGTCAGACATCATAATCAAGAAAAGCATCGCCCACATGGTAAACCGCAACTATTCGTTTGTCGGCTACTGCCAGAAATCGCAGCCGTACAATCCATTCAACATCGGTCGCGTGTTGCCGATGCTCTGCTGGATGAACGTGCCGCTGCTGACCAAGCATGGCGCACGCTACTACGACCCAGAGCGCACCTACGGTCTGCTGCCAGGTGGTCGTGAGAATCGCAATAACTGGTATGATACAGGCGCGGTGATGCTCGAAGACATCCTCTCACATCGCCCTCATCTGAAGGGCTTGCACGAAGACATCCGCCCGCTGGTGGAGCACTACGGTGCAGCATCGTGGAAGAACAACGACCTCGACGCACAGATGGCGTGGATTGAACAACATCAAAACCTCTTCGTATGAAAATAGAAGTATTCACACTCTGTTGGAACGAGATGGCCATCCTGCCGTTTGCCGTCGATTACTGGCGACGCTTCGCCAGCCGCGTGACCGTCTATGACAATGGCTCGACCGATGGCTCTGTGGAGTGGTTGCAGCAGAACGCAAGCGACCTTGTGACCGTGGTGCCGTTTGATACGGGCGGTCATAAGAACAACACCATCCACCGCAACATGAAGAACGACTACTGGAAGCAGGCGAGAGACCGGGCCGACATGGTGGTCGTATGCGACATGGACGAGTTTCTGATTCCCGACCTCGACGCTCTGGAGAAGATGCTGGCCGACGGTGCCACCGTATGCCGTCCGCAATGGATCGACCTTGTGAGCGAGAAGATGCCGAAATACAAGGCGGGCAAATACCTCCACCAACTTTGTCCGAAAGGCATCCGCAACCCTGGCTCAAAGGCGGTGCTGTTCAATCCGAACAAGATCGAGGAAATGAACTACAGCCCAGGAGCTCACCTCTGCAACCCGACAGGCGACGTGAAGTGGGCTGACAACACGGGCATCGTGGTGTTGCACGTCAACAATGCCCTGAGTCTCGACTATCGTCTGATGCGCTACCATGCACAATGCGAGCGTCGCAGCCAGCAGGACAAGAACCTCGGCTATGGCATCCACTACACGAAGGCCGATGACGTAATCAGTGCCGAGTGGCAGCAGCAGGTCAAGGCCGCTGAGAAATACACGGATTTGATTTCCGTCGGTAAACCCAAAACAACGAAACGCACGAATAGAAAAGCGAATAAGATATGAATTGGTTTAGAAATCTTTTCACTCCGACGGGCACGCTCCCTATCCAGCAGCGCGAGGCGACACCGCAGCCGATAACGCCGGGCGTGCCGTCGTCGTCGAATGAGCAGCCTCCGAAAGTGACGGGCGGCTCGTATCAGGAGCGCATCGTCTATGCACGCGACCCGCAGCTGGCGTTGACCGTCTCGGCTGTCTATCGTGCCACCGAGTTGCGTGCCAAGACCATTGCCGTGATGCCGGTGCAGTATCAGAAGCGTGACGCAAACGGCGGCAACTTCGTGACCGACATGCGCAGTCTCGGAAAGCGCATAAACTATCTGCTGCAAGAGGAACCGAACCCCATCATGACCGCAGGCAGCCTGTGGGAACTGGTGACCATTAACCGACTGATGTACGGCAACGGCTTTGTGTATATCGAGCGTGACCCGATAGGATTCCCCGCTCACCTGTGGCTGGTGCGCGAGGGCAGTTACAACCTCGTGGCGGGTACCTACAACATCTCGTATCTGGGCGAGAACGGCTATGTGGTCAAGGTCAACGTGCCGCGTGAGGACGTGCTGCATTTCCCGAACACCTTCCGCACGTTCAACGGCTTCTGGGGCATCTCGACGCTCCAATATGCGCTTGAAACGCTCAGCCTGAACAAGACGCTGAAGGCACAGACCCTGGAGACCGCTGCGAAGGGTGGCCGCGTGAAGTTGATCATCGGTGAGGAGAAACCCGCCAGCGGTCAGGGTACTTTGGCATTCGGCATGTTCAAGAAGGGCGAGATGGATTCCTACGCACAGGAACTTCAGCGAAAGATGTATGCCGGTCAGGACATCCTTGCCATCCGAGGGCTTGACAAGGTGACGAATATCTCGATGACGAGTGCCGAGATGCAGGCCGCTGAGAACTTGGGTCTCTCCTATGACGACGTGGCAAGGTTCTGGGGTACGCCCCGCCCGCTGCTGATGCTCGATACCAACTCGCACTACAACGACTATCAGAATGCCACGATGGAGTATCACACGCGAACCATCCTGCCCGACAAGACCGACATGGAGAAAGAAATCTTCCGAAAGCTCATCGGGCAGTCAGACTACGGATTCCGACGCATACATATCTGCGAGAAGCCGCTGCTGACGATGGACCCTGAGCGACAGGCGAAGATAGACCAGTTGCACTTGCAGACGGGTTGGACGATTAACGAAGTCCGCGCCCAGCACGATCTGCCAGCTATTGAGAACGGCGAAGAGCCAATGGCCAGTGCCAACCTCATGACGCTGAAGGCTCTCATCGCCAAGAGCGAGGCAGCGACCACGCTGAAGCCAGGCAACTACACCGTGGCAGAACCCGCCAAGGAGGGCGAGGGCGAGAAGTGAGAAAAACATCGACACGTGTCAATCTCGAAATCGACACGTGACAATTTTAAAACGACACGTGACAATATAAAAATTGACATACAATGACACCCAACCCGACACGAGAGGAAATCGACGCTCTGGAGCGCGATATTCAGCAACAGAGAAAGAAGCGCAAAAGACTTGTTCATCACGCAGTAAACCCCGGACGCTAAAACGCCCGATAAGTAGATAACATTTTCAAATGTAAAACGAGAATATGAAACAGACAAGATTCATCCCAACCAATGACTGCGGCCTGCAACTGCGCGAGCCACAGGAGGGGCAGCAGGAGAGCCGCGAGATTGAGGGCCGTCCGATAGTCTTCGGCGTGCGCTCGGTCAACCTCACACCCTGGAGCTCCACACGCAAGGTGTATGAGATTCT